TGGACTTTATGATACGATACAATACGATATGATACGATACTCACAAAACAACGAACAGGATATAATCCTGCACTACTTCAAAGACCGCAAAGGCACCTTCCTCGACATCGGTGCTAATGATGGCGTTACGCTATCCAATACCTATGCCTTGCAGAAATCAGGATGGAGTGGGGTACTGATTGAACCATCGGAGGAGGCGTTCAACCGGATACCAGTAACCCCGTTTGTGCATAAGTTCAACGTAGCCATAGGCACTACTGATGGAACCTGCACCTTTCACGAAATGGGAGAGCATCTTGGCACCCGAGATGTATCGTTACTTTCTACTATAAAGAAAACAGAGCTGAAACGTTGGCCGGGTGTGGAGTTTAAGGAACGAATGACAGATGTATGGACATTCAAGACACTACTAACCAAATCACCCTACAAAACATTCGATTTCATTTCCATTGATGCGGAGGGTGTGGACTTTGAGATACTGGAACAAATCAACCTGAAATATACCGACATGGTTTGCATTGAACATAACGGCAATGCTGACCTTTATCACATGATAAAAGAATACTGCAATAAAGCAGGGTTAAATAAATCTTTACTTCTCAATTTAGAAAACGTAATATGGGCAAGGTAATCGTTTCACTTTCCTCCACCGGTCGGGAAAACTACAATGAGGCGCAGTTAGGACTTATACGGTCAATCAACCGCCATGCTGCGCATTATGACACTCACCTTCGTAGTGTGGATGGATATGTCGATGTGTACCAACAAAGGCAAATTCTCACAGGTCAATGGCCGGTATCAAGTAAGTGGGGCGAATCGTGGAGCCACCAAAATATGCCGTATCAGTTCAAACCCTTTATGATTGCCGAGGCGTTGGAACTTGGGTTTAGAAAAGTCATTTGGTGCGATTCGACTATCAGGGTAATACAGAACCCCGACCCGTTGTGGGAGTTGGCAGCTAAACACGGTATAGTTGCCTGGAACAATGAGGGCCATCCGCTTCACAAGTATATGCCCGACCATCAAATAGAATGGTTGGGGCTTAATAGCTATCAGGATGTTATGCAAATGTATCAGATAATGGCCTGCTGCATTGTCTTTGACTTCGACCACCGGAAAACATTGCCGATATTTGAAAAGTGGATAGAGGGTGCGCTGACAAACTGCTTCCACCATGACGAGTCAAAAAACCCACACTATGTTAGCAGCCGGCATGATCAGGCCTTGTTATCTGCACTAATGAATATAAATGATATTCCTGTTCAGCCGTATGGTGGGTTAGCTTACCGGCATTATCTACCGGTTGAACCTTATTTTATTAACTGGGGAGTAAAAGATTAAGAATGGAGTCAATAGTTTACAATGCCGATTGCATAGATATAATGGCACAATATCCTGATAAGCATTTTGATTTGGCGGTTGTCGATCCGCCGTATGGTGTTAATTTCAAATATAACACTTATGAAGATACCGAACAGAATTGGTATAATTTAATGAATCGGTTTATACCTGAAATTAAAAGAATATCAATAATGGCGATTTTGCCATCATGTTCAATAAAAAAGTTAGGATGGATTTACAGAAATCATGAGCCTGATTGGTTAATAAATTGGTACAAAGGTAGCACAGGACATGCTGCTTATGTTGGCTTTAACACATACGAGCCGTTACTTGTATATGGTAAAATAAAAGGAATTTTTTTACATGATACAATAAAGCTGCAAAACGATGTTAAGATGGGTGAGTTTAATCACCCATGCCCAAAACCAATAAAATGGTATCAGCACTTTTATACAAAATGCCTACCGAATGGCGGTAAAGTAATCGATACCTTTTTGGGAAGCGGAACATCAAGAATAGCTGCAGACAAAGCAGGTAACATCGATTTTGTTGGTTGCGAACTTGACAAAGATTATTTTGAAGCACAGGAAAAGCGGTGGAATAATTACAAACAACAATTAACTTTACAATTCTAATGGGCTACACTCACGAAACAACAAACATAATTGACAAGTATTTGCCACTCATTGAATCGGTGGTTGACTTGGGCGCACAGAATGATTACCGTGTACCTTTGCCTGCACCATACGTTAAAGACACCTACTATAAAGGAAAAGACTATGAAGCAATCGATATATCAGGTGAGAATGGAAGCACCGCGTTGGACTTATCAAAACTGCACAAATTCACAAAGCAATATGATTTACTCGTGGATGCTGGCACATCCGAACACGTTGGAAAAGACGGCAAGCATGACATCAAAGCAATTTACAACTGCTGGAAGAACAAGCACAACCTCGTTAAAGTCGGAGGGTACATCATCAGCGAAAACCCAAAGACAGGCAACTGGCCCGGTCATGGCTTCAACTACTACACCGAGGACTTTTATCGTGAACTTGCTGCCAAATGTGGTTATAATTTGCTCTGCGTTGGTAGTGTTGCTGCTATGGGCAACTATACAGACGGTTGGAATGTGTATTCGGTACTTCAAAAGGTTAATGAAAAATTTTGCACGTTAGATGAGTTCAAAAAATGTGGAATCAAAACCAGTTAAGGTAACACACGTATTCACCGCAAATGCTAAAGCATACAAGCAGGGTTATCCTGTAATCTGTAATGAAGGGGGCAGCCGTAGTTCAAAGTCATATTCCATTGTGCAGTTGCTTGTTCAAATTGCAACGAATGAACCGGGCAAACGAATCAGCATAGTATCACATTCCCTGCCTCACATCAAACGGGGGGCATACCGTGACCTGAGAACAATCATGGAAGGGTGGGGCATTTGGGATGATGATATGTTTTCATTCACCGACTTTGTTTACCGTTTCGACAATGGCAGCTATATTGAACTATTTGGCCTTGAGGATGAAGGCAAAGCAAGGGGACCGGGCAGAGATATACTATTCGTAAATGAGGCAAACCTGATTAGAAAGGTACTTTACGATCAGTTAGCAATGCGTACAACCGAGACTATCTTCCTTGATTGGAACCCTGCTGACTTCGTTAGTTGGGTGTATGAAATGGCAGACAATCCGAAGTATAAAAAAATACATTCAACTTACGAACACAACATAACCAATCTGTCACAAATGCAGATTGACACCATTGAAAGCTATAAGAACCTACCCGATGACTTTATGTGGAAGGTTTATGGACTGGGTGAACGTGGTGCTGCGAAGGAAATCATTTATACAAAGTGGATACTGACCGATGATCTGCCCGAAGGGGGTGATACGTTCTATGGCCTTGACTTCGGTTATGTTCACCCGTTGGCACTCGTTAAGGTGGTGCATTACGAAGGGGCAAACTATGTAAAGCAGTTGTTGTATAAGTCAGGGCTGACACCCTCGGAAATGATAAAGGAGGTAAAAGATCATATACATGACAGAAAACCCGTGTACTGCGATGCAGCAGAACCGAAAAGCATTGAGGAACTTTACAGAGGTGGTATTAATGCCATGCCTGCAAATAAGGAAGTATGGCCCGGCATACTGAAAGTAAAATCTTACCCTTTATTCGTTCACAAAGATAGCAGAGATACAATTCGCGAATTGCAAAGCTACAAGTGGAAGAAGGACAAAAACGATAGTGTTATCGATGAACCGGTGAAGGAAAATGATGATGCAATGGATGCTATGCGATATGCCATCTTCACCCACTTGCACAAACCCCAGTTCCAGGTGGCAGTTTGGTAGATTAATTTGGTGTAATTTTGTCACTAAATCTTTAATATGGGGGTATTTGATTTTCTGCGTAAAAAAGCAGCACCAATAAAATCACCTGTTCAAATATCGGTAGAACGTGGGTTGTTAACATGGGATGGACAGAATCAAGCGGAGATAGTAAAAGATAGTTACGTTGGCAACGACCTTGTCTATGCCATCATTCAACTAATCACCCAAAAGGCAAAAGTCGCACCGTGGGGAGTGTATCGTATAAAAGACAAAGATGCAGCAAAGAAGTACAAGGCGATGCTGCATGACCGTAGCCCTGACATCCGTAAAATGATGGAGTTAAAGGATGAAGCGTTGGAGCCAGTTAGGGATGTGAGGTTGGAGGAAATGCTGAAATACCCGAACCCTGAAGATACATGGGCAGACATCATTGAACAATGGGTAGGGTTTAAGAAAATCACCGGCAATGCCTTCATGTATGCGAAAATGGTGGGTGATGCTTCCGTTAACAAGGGCAAGCCGCTTGAGGTTTATATGCTGCCCAGTCAGTACATGGCAGTAAAGGTTGACATTGAACAATTCCCGCCCGTAAAAGTTGCCTATCAGTTGTATTACGGGCAATACATTCCATTCAATACGTTAGAGATATTGCATGACAAGTACTTTAATCCTGAATGGAGTGCAACTGGTGGGCAGTTATACGGTCTTTCACCATTACGGGCAGCAAGTAAGGTATTGACCCGTTCCAATTCATCAAAGGAGGCAAGTGTGGCGATGTTTGACAATATGGGGCCGTTAGGCGTACTTTATATGGATGATGTACGTTTCGATCCAATGTCCGGACAAAGTCAAGGACAAGCACTAAAGCAGCAAATATCTGCCAACACTGGAGCCGGCAAGTATGGAAGTACGGCAGTATCGGGTTACAAAGTAGGATGGCAGCAAATGGGCGTACCTGCAAAGGACTTGCAACTGATTGAATCGGAAAAATGGGATAAGGAAGCACTATGCAGCATTTACGGTGTTCCTCCAGTTCTATTGGGCAGTCAGGAAGCCGCAACGTATAACAATATGAAAGAAGCGGAGAAATCCCTCACTTTGCGTGCCGTTTTGCCGGAATTAGTGTCAATCCGTGACAACATCAACCGCAAATTATACACGGATTGGGGATATAAAGGAACGGATATTTGCGTGGACTTCGATATGTCGGTATATCAGGAACTTGAAGCCAACAGAGGGGAACAAGCGACTTGGCTGAACACTTCATGGTGGTTAACACCCGAACAAAAGTTAAAGATTCAGGGCCTTGCACCTGACCCGAATGTTCC